CGTACGACTCACCAAATCTTGCAGAAACCTGTTCACCAAGTCCGCACGGCAACGTACAAAGAAGAATGGGCCGACGGGTACATGGGCTTTCACGTTGAGCGTGGAAGAGGCCCGAAGCCTTTGGGCGGATATTGGATGACCCTCGAAGCAGGACGCTTTGTGGGCAAGGACCGCAGAGGTCCCGAATTACAGGTCTTTGCTTCCTTCGCCCCCTGCGACAGGTTCTACACCGCTGGCAGTTAGGTACAGGTAGCCGTACTCTTTCTCTGCGTTAAACTGGGGGCAAGCCTTGGTAACGCCCGGAAAGTCCCTGTGTCCGCATATCCTTGCGGTAGGGTACTTCTTGAGCCAATCTAAAAGCACCACGGCTATCGCTTGACGCTGGCCGATAGTTCGGTCATCTTTGTCTTTGCCTCCGATGTAGGACACGTGGAGGCTTGTAGCGTTATGCCCCTGCACCCCGTTGGTGATGGCACTATCAGGAGCCAAGACCGTTACATTCCCAGTCGAATCAATGATGCGATGATAGCCCACCGACTTCCATCCAAGGGCCTCCTTCCAATGCTTGCGGATGCTGGCAATGGTCGTATGCTTGGGCGTAGCCGTACAATGGACAACGAGGTGGGTGATGGTTCTCATTCTTCGGGGTTTAGTTTGTGAAAGTAGTTGACCGCAACAGGGTCGGCAACATCGGGACCGCTGGATAGGTGGACCTCCTTGGTCCCGGCCCATTGAGCCATAGCCGGGTCGTAGCCCAACAACTCGCAGGACTTGCGGTATTCAAGCAGAAGGGCGTGGTTGCCTTCCAAATCAGCGTTATCAATGGCTATCATGAGCCGTTCCAAGGCGTTCGTCAGGGCCTTGGCAGGACGGAGGGAGTGGTATTCGGGCATGGGTTAGGTTTGTACAAATGTATGGAAATAGCCCCAAATCGCAATAAAACGGGGGATGAATAATTTTTTTGCTACGAGGTGGCACAAATAGGGTCGGACTGCATTATCTTTGCTTTACAAACCAACCACAAAACCTAAACCTCAAAACCATGAGAACATCAATTTACACAAACCCAGAAGTAACAATCGCAGCTGCCGAGTTTATTAATAATAATAGAACCTCATCCTATATTGGGATGAAAGGGAACGACACCTACTACAACGTAAACGGTGTAGTTTGGGAAGTATGGCAGGATGGTTGTGGGAATTACCCAACTTCAAACGGCATAAAAATTCAGGATTTTAAACTCTAACCCCACCGAGGGGTGCGACTCGCCAACGCACATTCTTTAAACCTCAAACCTTAAAACCATGAACCACGAAACCAAAGCCAAACTCAAAGCAGCCCTCGCAACGGGCTACATCCTGCTCGCAACCATGACCGGCATCGCCTTCTTCGGCAGATTCATCTTCGCACTCATCACCAACTAAACCTCAAAACCATGCACAAATTCAAAACCACCAACATCAAAGGCAAGGACTACGTCGAAGTCAATCAACGCCTCCTGTACTTTCGCAACGAACCTGCCTACGCTGGCTGGTCGTTGGAATCCGAACTCGTAGAACTCCACGCTGACCGCTGCTGCGTCCGTGCGGTTATCCGGGACAACGAGGGTCGCATCCGTGCAACGGGCCACGCCTCCGAGGACCGCACCTCCAGCATGATCAACAAAACAAGTTACGTCGAGAACTGCGAAACATCTGCTTGGGGCCGTGCCTTGGCCTGTATCGGAATCGGTATTGAAACGAGCATCGCATCGTCCAACGAGGTGCAGATGGCTATCGCCCAGCAGAACCTTGGGGACCTCAACGACAAACTCGGACTGGTCCCTTCCTACGACGAACTGACCACCGCAACCCTTAAGGCTGACTTCCTTGCATTGCTTGACAAACTCCCAAAGGAGCAGGCCGCCAAGTTTATGAAGGATATCGACCACATGACCCCAGCACGATTCGAGAAAGGCATCCAATTCATTCAAAACCAACTTGCAAAGCCATGAACCTACTTGAAAAAATGAATGCCGAGGAGTTTAAGAAACTCCTTGAGTACAAAGAGAAAAACCCAAGAGAAGGAGAATCCCTCGTTAAAATGTTGACTGAAACCGACTATGTCACTCAATTAAAGATTTGCGATGCAGTTGACCTTTGTGTTGTATTGAATTGCGCTGACCTTAATGCTTTTGGCTTTCTTTTCGAATCTTTTAAATCCAGACCATGATTCACCCAACTCTCATCACCATCCCCAAGAGCGACATCTGCAAGGCAGAAATCGCCCAAATAGCCCAGCAACTGACCGACCGAATCAATGACGGAGAGGTCAACCCGGTGGAGGCGCACATCAAGTTAAAGGCCATCGTCAAGGCGTTGGAGGCAACCATCAAGGCCACCGAGCAGACCGTAGCCGACGAAGCCTCCAAGCACGGCAAGACCTTCCAAGCCTTCGGTGCAGAGATTACCCTCAAGGAAGGGAGCCTTACGCCTAATTACGAGGAAGACGAAGTGTATGCCGACCTCAAAGCCCAACTCAAAGCGAGGGAGGAACTGCTGAAGATGGCGTTCAGGCAAGCCGGGAAGACCGCTATCTTTGACGAATCCACGGGCGAGCAGGTTCCAGTCTGCACCGCCAAGGCCACCAAAGCGTCCATAGCCGTATCGTTCCGATGAAGCAAGTCATCAACACCATCAAGGCTTTGCGGTTATTGTCGCAGAAGCCTCTCAGAGCCTCTCAGTTGCAAGATATTCTTGGAACGAGCAAAGGGGCCACCTACCGAATCATAAGGGATTTACGGGCCTCTGGAGAGGTCGTAGAGAGAAACCTTTGCACTTACTCAATTAAACCCAAAAACCAAACTCATAAACCACAAAATCATGAACAACCAAACTCAAACCTCAAACCCCTTAAAAATGATGAATCAAACCGCTCACAAACCGCAACCGATAATTCGAGAAAACGTCGTTGACGTAACTTTTGATTATGACGCATTTAAGTTTCTCAAAGGAAACCGACCAGTTGACGAAAAGCACGTAAGAAAACTCGTTCAATCAATGCAACAGGAATACCTGCAAAGGCCGATTGATGTTAACGAAAACTACGAAATCATTGACGGTCAGCATCGATACACCGCAATTAAAGAACTTGGCTATCCATTGTTTTATGTCGTAAGAAAAGGCTGGACAATGAGGCAGGTGCAGGTTGCTAACTCAAACACTAAAACATGGACTATTGCAGATGTAATTAATTCTCAATGCGAACTTGGAAACAAGGAATACAGAGCAATTAAATATTTTGCCGAAAAATATAAAATATCGCAAGTAGTTTCATATAGTTTACTTAATCCTGCTATGGATGGAACAAGGATAAAAAAAGGTTTATTTGAAGTAGGTGATATAGAAATAGCAGATAAAACAGCAAGGTATATTAAACTTATAAGTAAGATGGTAAATTTTGATTGTTTTAGAAGGCCGTTTGTGCACTCTTTCAGAAAATTAGCGGAAAACAATAATTTTGATTTTGATATTTTTGTAAAAAAATTGGAATATCAATCCGACAGACTTAAGCCTTGCATTGATGTCAAATCTCAAATTGAACTGATTGAGGAAATTTACAATTATCGCAACCAAAACAAAGTCAACCTTCGTATCAACTCTAAATAAAAAAAACCATGAGTTACACCCCCCAACCCAACACCTTCACCCTCTTTGCCAACGACAAAGGCGACAACCCTAAGCGTCCCGATTACCGGGGCGACGTGGTTCTCCCCGATGGAACCAAGATGCGCCTCTCCGGGTGGGTCAAAGAATCCAACGGCAAGCGGTTTATCAGCGGTAAAGTAGAGCCGATTCAGCAGCAGACCAGCGGTGGAAATTTTGCACCCCAAGACGGTGATATGCCTTTTTAGTGTAAATTTGCACCCAACATACATTTACTAATAGACGCATCCGCTTGAAGTCGCAGCCAAGTAGATGTCAGATAAAAGGGTTCCTCAACTAACCCCCGCCCCGGCTGCTGCGACCAGTCGGGGTTTTTTTTTACCAATATGAGAGATTCATTCGTCTTTTACCGCTCGTTCCAACGCAGCATCCAGCACCTCGAAGCAAGTGAGCAACTGGAGGTCTATCACGCAATAATTGCGTACGCACTTGACCAAGTTGAGCCTGAACTCACACGCTACTCACAAGCAGTATGGGAGGCCATAAAACCGCAAATCGCTGCTAATCAGCGTAAATACGAAGCAGGTTTGCGTGGTGGGAAACCAAAGGCTAACCAAGACCTAACCATACCCGAACCATCCCCTAACCTAATGTATAATGATAATGGAAATGATAATGAGAATGGAAATGAAAAGGAGAATGAAAAGGACAATGAAAAGGAGAATGAGAATGAACAAAGGTTTGACCAATTTTGGACAACATTCCCACGCAAGACCGACAAGGCAAGAGCCAAGCGTTCCTTCCTACGCCTAACCAAGACCGAGCAAGAACTGGCAGTCAGCAACATTCAACGCCTCTACTCCGAAACCCCTGCACAATTCGTTCCGCATCCTTCCACCTACCTCAACGGCAAACGCTGGGAGGACCAAGCCATCCAACGTACCCCTAACTTCGCATACTCAAACCTAACCTCCGATGATGAACCCTTACCAGTTGTCCGCTGAACGCAAACTGCTCGGCTGCCTCATGGACAAGTTCGTGAACCGAACCGTCCTCCTGACCCAAATTCCTGAACGCCTATTCACGGGCAACAACGTCCTCCTGTACCGGGCGATTGAATCCCTCCACAAAGCAGAGCGAGAGATTGACATCGTAACCGTCTACAAATACCTTGCAGACCAAGGCCAAGCCCATGTCCTACTGGAAGGCATTGACCCCGAAGCAGGGCTTGTCAGCAACTGGAAGACCTACGCATCCGACCTGCACGACCTTTGGAAGGAACGTGAAGAAGCGAGAATCATGGAAGAACTGGCCCATGACCGGGACATCCCAAAAGCCTTCCAACGCTACCAATCCATTCAAGCCGTTGAATCCAACGCCTCCGAATCCTCGGCCCACGAACTCGCCAAGGACTTCCTCGCCAACATGAACGAGGTCCGGGAAGGCAGACGCAAGGACCAAATCTACCAAACCTTTATCCGCCCGCTTGACAACATCTGCACGGGGTTCAAGCCGTCCGAGTTCATCCTCGTAGGCGGTCGTCCTGCAATGGGCAAGACCCTGCTTGCCCTCCAAATAGCCATGAACCAAGCCATGGCCGAAATCCCCGTCGTGTTCTTTACAATGGAGATGAGTGCAGACCAACTGACCCAACGTATGCTCTCGAACCTCGGAACCATGGACGGGTCTGCATTCCTCAAACCCGACGAGCGTATCAGCACGGAGCAGTACCTGACCTTGGCACAAAAGGCTGACCAACTCAAAGGGAAGCCTCTCTACATCGTGGACCTGCACCAAGCAAACCTCGACCGCATCGAAGGCGAGATAGCAAAACTCAAGGCCAAGTTCGGAATCGTTGGTTTCTACCTTGACTACCTGCAACTCGTAGAACCTGCCAAGATTGACAAACCCAAGCCCAAAATCGAGCAGATGACCAACATCTCCAAGCAACTCAAAGCAATCTGCAAACGGCAAAAGGTATTCGGGGTCGTGGTTTCTTCGCTATCACGGGCAACCGAAGGCAGGTCCGACCATCGCCCCATCATGTCCGACCTTCGAGAAACGGGGCAACTGGAGTTTGATGCCGACAAAATCGCCTTTGTCTATCGCCCATACGAACACGATAAGAACGCAGAGCAGGACCTCATGGAAGTCATCTTCCGAAAGAACCGGAACGGAGGGCTTAAAACCGCACAAGTCCAATGTCAACTGCCTTACACCAAAGCAAACGAATATCCGCTATGACCCCAGAATACACCCTGCAAGCAGCCTGCGTCAAGTTGTTCAAACTCTTGAAGCCCCAAGAAGAAGGGCGGTTGTTCCTGAACCTCAACAACCCACGAAGCCGAACGAACGGTCATTTTCTCAAAGGGATAGGCCTGACCGCTGGGGTTGCCGATATGACCTACCTATCGGACAAAGGGGCAATCTTCCTTGAGTTCAAGGCCAATAAGGGCAAGCAGTCGCTCTCGCAGAAGTGGTGGCAGGGAGTGGTCCAAGAGGCAGGGTATCGATACGAGGTCATCCGAAGCATTGAGGATTTTCAGCGAGTGGTCGCAAGTGTGGAATAGTTGTGTAGATTTGTTCCATGCGATTCCTACTGCTGCTCCTGCTGACCGCTTGCACCAACGACCGCCCTTGGAGGGTGATTGAGGTCCGGGCCAAGGGGGATGCCTGCGAGTATGTGCTATCCCGTAGCAACGGATTCGGACCGCAAGTCAAGACCCTGACCGATTCGTGTGGGAGGTATCAACTTTTTCAAACTATACGCAATCGGGTATAATATATAGAAAAACCCAAAATTTATACGCATTCGGGTATAATGTAAAGAAAAACCCAAAAACTATACACATGAAACACAAATTTTCAATTAACCGATTCATCATCGCTTTTACCGTCTTGTTGTTAGCGGTAGTTTTTCAAGGTTGCCAATGGGAACACGATGGTAAAGTATTGAAAGACAAAGACGGAAACTTATATAGATTGGAAGCAAGCGGAATTAGACATGAAAATTACGATTTGAAGCCGCTACCAACGGCTGATATTGACAGTCTTTTAAATTAACGATAACTCGCTCATTCGTGAACCCAACCAAACTATACGCAGAAGCATATAATGAATGAGAAATCGGTCAATAAGCGCCCTTATCGCATATAATGAATGATAAATCCGTCAGCCTCTGGTCTTACCAAACCTCGACCAGCGTCAGCCTATAACCTTACCAACCAAACCTCAAACCGATGAAATTAGAAATTAGAAAAATATATAAAAACAGAAAAGGAAGATTGATTAGAATTACTAAAGGCGCAGTTAAAATTATGGAAACGAAAGAAATAGTAGAATTGATGTTAAAATCATCAGACCACAACCCATACACAGGGATGTTATCAAAGAAAGACAATTTAATCGCAGCGATTGATTTGGCTAAATTGTGTAAAGACTTTGCAGATAAAGGACACATGGATGAAGCAATGAACATTGAAAGTCATCAATGGGTTGTAGTCATTTCTGAACTCGAAGGTATGTCGCTTAATTGCGCCTAACTCGCTCATTCGTGAACCCATCGTCAGCCTATAACCTTACGAACCAAATCCCAACCCCATGAAAACCACACCCAAAGAAAAACTGAGAAAATGCCGAGTGCAGTATTATAATTATAAACTTAAACAAGTCACTTATTTAGCCTTTTTTCACGGATGGGGACAACGAGGTACGAAAAAACTCCATCCAGAAGACCCACAAAAAGACTGCGTATATGCAGAAACAGTTGCAATAGCAGAAAACATAGAAACAGGAGAAGTTACAATGGAGTCCCCTGATTCTATATTCTTTCTCAATTAACCCCAACCCCATGAAAACCACACCAACCGATTTCCGACGCTGGCAACTGCACATCCGCAAGGAATGCGTCAACTGCAACCGCCCCGACAAAAGCGAAACCATTAAGGCGTGGTCCGTGAACTGGACCCTGCTCGGTCGAATCCTACAAGCCAAAAACGCGTGACCATGGAATGGGTAAAATGCTTGGACCGTATGCCGGAACCTTACGAGCCAGTCCTGATATTCACGACCGACCGCAATCAAGCCTACGCATGGCTGGGCGATGGCCGTTGGTACTACGAGCATCAAACGTGGTTCCTGACCGAAGTCAGCCACTGGATGCCCCTACCCCCAAACCCGTTTTGACATGGACCTAATCTCACGAACCATACTCGGCTACACGGCAGAGGTTGTCGGGGTCAGCCCCGATGATATCTTGAGCGAAGTCAAGACCCAAGAACTGGTACTTGCTCGGTCAATCTTTGCCGACATCGCCTACTCGGAGTACCTCTACACCTACTGCCAAATCGGTCGAATCATCAAGAGGAACCACGCAACGGTCATGCATAACCTCGAAATCCTTGCCAAAAACATGAGAGCAAGGCCCGACATCAAGTTTCTTCGTACACAGGTTTTAAACAGGACACGGGATTTTTTGCAACATTAGGAAGAACCCCCGCCATCTTTGCGTGAGTGAACGCAGAGAGCATCGTCCTTGACCTTTATCGAAGCGGAGAAATCCGCAAGGCTTGCCTCACCATTACGGGGGGCAATCCGCTTTGGAAGGACCTCGAACAAGAGGTCGTCCTGATTCTGCTTGAAAAAGACCCCGACAAGATTACCAAGATGCAGGTACAAGGCTACCTGCGTTTCTACATCGTTCGTTTGATAATGAACCTGTACCGGGGCAACAATAATCAGTTCGCCAAGAAGTACCGACACCACGACGAGCGTGTCGAGGTTGACCCCGAAACCCAAGAACTGAGCAAGGACTACGACTCCCTGCTTGACGACCTTTGGGCTATTGCCCAGCAAGAGATGGACTCTTGGGCCAAGGATGGGGCATTTCCGTACGACAAAGAACTGCTCAATCTGCTGATGCAGACGGGGAATATGAAGGCGATGAGCCGGGAAACAGGTATCCCGTACCGTTCCATCATCTACTCCATAGAGCAGGCCAAGGCCAAAATCAAAACCGCAATCGAGTCCAATGGATATACTGGTTTTTCCAATCCTGATTAGTGCCTTGGCAACCCTTGCGGTCGTGGAGTTCCGGGTCCTGCCGGGATGGTTCTACGCTTTGCCCTTTGCGAAGCGGAAGCCGTTTAGTTGCATGACCTGCTTCGGGTTTTGGCTTGGGGTTGCCCTGACCCTGCCAACCTGCCAATGGTACTTGGCCCCTATCCTTGGGCTTGCCTCATCTGCCACCGCAATAATCATCCGAGAATGGACCTTCAAATGACCAACGACCAATTCATCGTGGCCCAAAAGCACAGGAAGTATTGGGACCAATATGTGGCATCGCTGACCATGCGACTGCCACCCGATGCCGTTGGGGAACTGCAAGCCATCCTCACGGCTCACGGACGACCGCCCACGAATTGGTGGTGTGCTGACTGCGTAAAATCGGCCCTCCAATACATTTACCTACAAGCGGACTTGTTCCTCGAAGTAAACCAAAACACCATAACCCACCCCCTGAATGCCCCTGCCAATTCCGAACAATAACGAGTCAAGAGAAGGCTTCATCGGTCGCTGCATGAGCAATAACCAAACCAATGAGGAGTTCCCTGATACGGCTCAACGATTGGCCGTTTGCGGCTCAACGTGGGAGAATCACAAAAGGCAGCAGTTCGAGTCTTACTCCGACTACGGCCAAGAGATTCGGGCCAATGCCAAGCGAGGGATAGAACTCAACGAGCGGAACGGGAACAAGTGTGCGACGCAGACGGGCAAGGTCAGGGCGCAGCAGTTAGCCAGCGGGGAAGCCATCTCGGTCGAAACCATCAAGCGGATGCACTCCTACCTATCCCGGGCAGAAACTTACTACGACAATGCAGACGATACCTCGGACTGCGGTTACATCTCCTACCTCCTGTGGGGAGGCAAGTCGGCTTTATCGTGGAGCAGAAATAAACTCCGAGAACTTGGGGAACTTGAAGGCGAAGGATGACGAAGCCCAAGTGCAGGCTCGGATGGACTCGTTGATGATGGTCATAACGACCCTCTGCGACTGCATCGGAGCGGTGGACGATTCTAACTCACCGAATGCATTTGCGGTCAAGATGAAGATAGTGGACAAGATTGACGAACTTATAGACAAAATCGAATACTGATGCAGCGAGTACCCATAGGCACAATCAAGAACAATCCGAACAACCCAAGGGTCATCAAGGACGACAAGTTCAAGAAACTCGTGCAGTCCATCAAAGACCTGCCCGAAATGGCCGAGGTTCGCCCCGTTGTGGTCAATACCGATATGGTCGTGCTTGGTGGCAACATGAGGCTCAAGGCCATGCGTGAGGCTGGATGGAAGGACGTGCCGATTCAAGTCGTGGATTGGGACGAGGACAAGCAAAGGCAGTTTATCATCAAGGACAACGTAAGCGGAGGGGAGTGGGATTGGGAGATGCTTGCCAACGAATGGGACACAGAGGAACTGCAAGAGTGGGGTCTTGACCTGCCCAACTTTGACAACGCCAAGGAACTGGAGGCGGAGGAAGATGACTACGAGATGCCTGACCAAGTGCAGACCGACATCGTGCTGGGCGACCTGTTCGAGATTGGCCCGCATCGTTTGCTTTGTGGGGACTCAACGGATAGCGATGCCGTTGCGAAGTTGATGGATGGGCAGAAGGCGGATATGGTGTTTACTGACCCTCCGTATGGAATAGCTTACGATAATACTCAAAGATGGGATGGTATAGAAAAACAAAATGGTAAAGGGAAACGTAATAAGGGGGAAATGATATTAGGGGATGGCGAACCATTTGACCCTTCTTTTTTATTGGCAGAATTTAGCTACTGCAAAGAAATATTCATTTGGGGAATGCAATACTATCCCGATAAATTAGGAAGGGGTGGCTGTATTGTTTGGAATAGAAAAACAGAAAGCCAAAAAGATGTTCCCCATGCAGACTTTGAATTGTGTTGGTCTAAGCAGGAAAGAAATAAAATGGCATGGATAACATGGGGCGGGTTTAAGAGTAAAGAGAAAGGAGAAGAAAGATTGCACACAACACAAAAGCCAATAGAATTAGCTGCTTGGTTTTTAAATAATTGGGGCAATACAAATGATAAAGTTTTTGATTTATTTTTAGGTTCAGGCTCAACAATGGTCGCATCCCACCAATTAAACCGCAAGTGCTACGGCATGGAACTTGACCCGAAGTACTGCCAAGTCATCGTGGACAGGATGATTAAACTCGACCCGACCTTGGAGGTCAAGAGGAACGGACTGCCATACAAAACAGCAGAATAACAGCAAATGGGAGCCGAGGATATAAAGCAGCACGAGTTCAAGAAAGGGCAGTCAGGCAACCCCAATGGTCGTCCACGCAAGTACGTCAGCACCCTGATTGACCAAGGCTACAAGCGGTCCGAAATCAACGATACCATCCAAAACATGATGGCTATGACCTTGGAGGAAGTCAAGGCGGTTTGGGACAACCCAACGGCAACGGTCCTCGAAAAGACAATCGCCTCGGCCATCCGCAAGTCCATTGAAAAGGGAACGCTCTACTCCATGGAAACGCTGCTATCACGGGTCTACGGTCAACCCAAGCAGGAAGTTGCTGCAACCATATCGCCTCAACCAATTTGGCAGGGCGTAAAACTACAAGTTGACACCAACCACAACGGCAATCAAGATTGATGGATTCCGCAAGAGAATCCGAATAGTCCAAGGCGGTTCATCGGCAGGCAAGACGTTTGCCATCCTGTCCCTGCTTTATTCCTATGCAGCCAACCCCGAATGCGGCCCGCTTGAAATATCCGTAGTTTCCGAATCCATCCCCCACCTTCGCAGGGGTGCGCTCAAGGACTTCCTCAAGATGCTCAACATGACAGGGCTTTACCAAGAGGAACTTTACAACCGAACCCTGCTCCGATACGACTTCCCGCATGGCTCCTACATCGAGTTCTTTTCCGCTGACCAAAGCGACAAGATGCGAGGTGCAAGGAGGGACGTGCTATTTATGAACGAGGCCAACAACATCACATGGGAAGCCTATCACCAACTGGCTATCAGGACAAGGAACGCCATCTACATCGACTACAATCCAGTCCGAGAGTTTTGGGCGCATACCGAATTGATGAATGACCCCGATGCCGAGTTCCTGCTCGTTACCTACAAGGACAACCAAGCCCTTGACCCTGCCATCATCCGAGAGATTGAGAAAGCCAAGACCAAAGCCGAAACGTCAGCCTATTGGGCGAACTGGTGGAAGGTCTACGGCCTTGGTCAGGTCGGGACGCTTCAGGGTGCGATATACGAGGACTTCGAGGTCGTGGAGGGTATAGATGTCAGCCGTGCGAAATTCGTCGCCCTTGGGCTTGACTGGGGCTTTAGCAACGACCCTACGGCACTCGTAGCAATATACCGCCAAGGGGACTGCCTGCTCATCCAAGAACTGCTCTACGCTACGGGCCTCACGAACCAAGACATCGCAGATAAACTTCGGACGCTGGGCATCACAAGGGCTTGGGAAATCGTGGCCGATTCAGCAGAACCCAAGAGCATTGAGGAAATCTACCGCTTGGGGTTCAACATCAAACCTGCTGAGAAAGGTCCCGACTCGGTTCGGAACGGGATAGACATCTTGAAACGCTTTAAATTGCAGGTTACCAAGGACTCGACCAACCTCATCAAGGAACTGCGGTCCTACACTTGGGCGACCGACAAGGAGGGCAAGAACACGGGCGTTCCGATTGATTCCTTCAACCACGCCTGCGATGCGATGCGGTATGTGGCCCTTAACAAGTTAAGAGTAAGCAACTCAGGGAAGTATGTTGTTGTTTAACTTTGCGGTACTAAACCTCTAAGCCATGAACCTAAAGCACATCAAAGACGTAATCCTCGAAAATTTAGGAGATATCCCTCGAATCGTGGAATTCCTTTTTTTGCTTACATTAGCATTTATTGGCTGTAGTGTTGGCTATAAAATTGGCATTTTCCTTTGTGGGTTACTTGGTATCGCAATATGAACCCCGAACGCATCATTGACCTGCTCATCGAAATCGGCAAGACGGTTGCAGCCGTTTTCTTTATTATCACCCTTCTAACCCTGCTGCTTCAATGAACAAACATTACAAATTTGAACTGCATTGCGAGGCTGGCGTTTACTACGCTAACTCGCTGCTTGGCCTAATGTTTCAAGTCATTAGGCATCGCTTTTGGCATTTGACGCATGATGGTGTTTGGATGGATTAGTATGAAAGTCGTTCACTATTACCACATCTACTGCGGTGGCAACTGGCAGTTGATACTCAATCAGCACATGATGGCTGTGTGCAACTATGGCCTTATCAACATCTTGGATGAGATAAGGGTCGGCATCGTCGGTCCACCCGAACAACGCAAAGCGGTCAAGGAGGTGCTGGAGAACTCGATGGTGGCCGATAAGGTCAAGGTCGTGGTAACCCGGACGAATGCTTGGGAGCAGGCGACCCTGACCGAGATGTACCGGGCTTCGCAGGAAGAGGATGCCGTGTACCTGTACGCCCACACCAAGGGGGCAAGCGACCCTTCTTTGATAAACCAGTTGTGGAATCGAAGCATGACTTTCTTCAACGTCGTGGCTTGGGAACGCTGCCTGCAACTGCTGGAAGGAGTCGATGCCGTAGGCTGCCATTGGATTACCAAGGAGCAGTTCCCTCACATGGCGGACCACAACAACCCCGAAGGCTACCCATACTTTGGTGGAACCTATTGGTGGGCCAAGTCGTCCCACATCAAGGAACTGGGTGAGCCTGTACGGGACCACCGCTGGCAGGCCGAACATTGGATTGGAAAGAAGCCCGACACTAAGGTCTACGACACCAACCCCGGATGGCCGGGTCCCGAAAAGTTTGTAATCACATTTTAACCATGAAAGACGAAGAGCTGATTGCCATCCTCGACGAGTTAGACCTCAATGGTGCTGACTGGGACGGAGGAACCGACAAGGCCTACGGCCACAACTACACAAGCACCTATGCCAAGTACTTGGCTGAAATGCGAGCCGACCCCATCAACTTCGTGGAGATAGGCGTGTGGCACGGAGGGTCCATGGCTATGTGGTGCAAATATCTTCCAAAGGCCAAGTTCCTGTTCTACGACATTGCCAACCAAGTCAAGCCAAAGGCTGACAAGTACATTGACTGGACTCGTTCAAGGCTTCACATCGCATCGGCCTACACACCCGAATCCGTGCAAGTAGCAAGGGACTATTTTAAGAACGGCATCGACTTCCTGCTTGACGATGGCCCGCACACCTTAGACTCTATGTTGCAGGTCGTCAGCCTGTATGCACCATTGATGAACCAAGGCGGTGTCTTAATGATTGAGGACGTTCAGAGCAAGGATTGGTTCGTGAACCTGTCAGCCGTAGCACCGAGCAATTCAATCTTTGAGGCCATAGACCTAACCGAATCGGGCCGATACGACGACCTTATTGCCGTTTACAAGTTCTAATATGGGCATCCCCGTCATCATCAACAACCGCAACCTGCTGACGTGGCCCAAGGCGATGGTCAGGGACTTGAGCAAGTGGGAGGGGATTGGGGACATCTACATCGTGGACAACGGTTCAACCTACGAACCTTTGCTGGAGTGGTACGCCACCAACCCCTGCAAGGTCGTAATGCTTGGCGAAAACTTGGGCCATCAAGCCCCATGGACTTCGGGCTTGGTGCAACAATTGGGAGAGCCGTTCTATGCGGTTACAGACCCGGACCTTGACCTTTACAAGACCAGCAAGCGGACGATTCCCATGTGCTTGGAGTGGTTGCAACAATTCCCCCAAGCAGGCAAGGTCGGCCTGTCGCTCCGATGGGATGACGTGCCTCCAAGGTCGTCGTACTATACCCATGTGAACAACTACGAAGCGACCCGTCAGCGTAACTCACGGGTCATCATGGCAGCAAGGATTGATGTTCCTATCGACACGACCTTTGCCGTTTACAATCGTCAGGAGTACTTCATCGGTGGGGTTTCGTTGCTTGAGTCAGCGAGGCACATTCCTTGGTACTATTCGGAGAAAGAACGCAAGGCTGATAAGGAGTTCAGCCAGTACCTTGCATCGGCATCGTCGGCATCGTCCTACAAAACCTTCCTGAAACTATGAAACTCCAAGACCTCACCATCGACCAGTTCCAGCGCATCGGAGCCATTGAGTTCTCAAGCGTCCTTGGGGACTACGACAAGCGTGCAGGGGTCGTCGCAATCGTTGAGGGGGTGGACATATCACTCGTTCGAGAGATGTCCGCCAAGAGCGTCCTAAAGAGATATAAGGCCATTATCAGCGAGTGGAACGCATTGCCTGCCCTTGGGTACAAGCGAAAGTTCAAAGCCGGGGGCAAGTGGTGGATTCCGACGGTGTTCACGGATGAGTTGACTGCTGGGCAGTTGATAGAGTTAATGGACGCAAACACGACGGACGAAAAGCAGTTGTTGCAGAACCTCCACCGCATCATGGCGACCTTGTGCAGGGAGGGCGGTCTATTCGGATTCTTCCCGAAAAAGTACGACGGTGCTGCCCATGCGGAGCGAGCCGAGTTGATGAAGAAACACGCCAAGGTGGGCGACGTTTGGGGGGTTGTCAGTTTTTTTTTGCTAAGTTCAGAATCCTACTTGAAAGTTTTGAGCGACTATTCCAAGCACCTGATGACGAAGGCCGAGGGGCT